GGGCTGATCGACTGCACCGGCCCGCCGCCTGAATAGACCACCGCCTCGAACAGATACGGGTTGTCGACATCGTCGATCTCGCCGCCATAGCCGGTGCGGTGGCGCAGCACCCCGGCATAAAGCCCCTCGCCCATCACGTACGGTTGCCGCGGATCCACCGCGATCGCCAGCTCGCTGATCGAGCCGCGCGCGTTGGGCGGCTTGGCAAGGACCTGCGAAGCGAGACCGGCAACCCCCGAGGCAAGACCCGCGACGGTAGCGATGGTCCCGATCGTGCCCATGCTCAGCCCGAGAACCGAGGGGGCAGTGATAATGCCCAGCGCCCCAGCGGTGGCGATTGTCCCCGCGACCAGTGCCACCGCACCGGCAACAATGCCTACCACTTTCAGCGGCTTAGACACGCCACGCTCCTGTCAGCTGCTCGATCCCGCCATCATACACCACGAACGCCCCCGTCTCCGGATGCCAGCCCAGCAGCTTGGGATGCCCGGCGCAGATCAGGATCGAATCGAGCCCGTCGGTGCCCGGCACCACCGCCAGGTCGCCCACCCGCATCATCGCCGGCGCGATCGGCAGCAGCAGTTCGTCGAGCATCGCCGACACGCTGGGCCAGCCCCGCTCGGCCAGCGCGCGCTTCGCCGCCAGCGCGCTGCGGAACCGCGGCAGCGTCGGCGGGCGGTGCCCCATGTTCTTCAATTGCGCGCGCGCCAGGTGCACGCAGGTGATCCCGCGCGCCCAGCTGAATTGCTTGTCGCGATAGCGGTCGAGCGTCGCCTGCGTCGCGCGCCGGCGGCGTTCCAGCTCGGGCAGTTCGCGGGCCGTCACCGGTCGCTCATCCGGCTGTAGGGCGCCTCACGCGCTCTTGTGCCCCCACCCGCGCCGATGCTGGCCGTCGCGCGCGCCGGTGATTCGACGCCCCACGCCACCGGGATGGTCAGGCCGGTGGCGTTGTCGTGCCCCAGCTCGCCCGGCCAGATGCTCTTGTGCCATGCCGAGTTGAGCGAATTGCCCAGGTTGCGCTCGAACAGCTTCTCCATCAGGCTGACGATGCTGGTGTCCAGCGTCCGCTCGCCCGATCCGGAGATCGCGAGCACCACCGTGTCGATTTGCCCGTCGAACTCGACATCGGGCGTGCCCACCACCAGCCCCGTCGCCGGGTCGTAATCGGCCACCCAGAACCGGCAGCGCGCGGTCTGGAAATCGGCCCGCGCCAGATCCTCCGGCGCCGCGTCGCCCGCGGGCAGGAACGTCACCTGCAGCGCCGGCACCTCGTCGCCGATCCCCTCGCCCAGCCCCTCGATCGTGTCGATCGCGCCCAGCAGCGAATCGTGGCTGGTGAAGGTCTGCCCCATGAACGGCACGAACCCGCCATCACACAACCGCACGGTGTGCCCCGGCAGGTCGATCTGCATCAACCCGACGATCGAAACGATGCTCACGCCGCCTCCTCGATCGGGAACTCGACCGACACCAGGCGGTGGAGCGGAATGGTCCAGCTCCATTCGTCGCCCTCCACGAACCCCTCGATCATCGGCCGCGCCAGGTGGATCGCCGCGCCGTCGGCGAAGGGCCAGCGCAGCTCGGGATCAAGCACGAAGGCCGCGGTGCCGGCGTCACCCACCCGCACCGTCGTGCACAGGCTGTGCAGGTAATGCCGTCCGGTGGCGTCGACGATCGACAGCCAGTACCCCTCGCGCGCGATGTAGCCCGGCTGCAGCCCGCGCACGTTCAACGTCGTGCCCGCCTGCCCCGCCCCGTTCACCACCGGCGCGCCGGGCGAGCCCTGCGGCACCAGCAGCGGCAGCGCGATGCGCAGCCCCTGCGTCTTGGCGCGCTTCAGCCGGGCGATAAACACCCGGGCCACGGCAGGCTGCATCGGCGGGAAGGTAACCGAGGCGCGGTGGCGGTTGCCCTTGCGGTTCAACCGGTCGGCCGCACCGCCGGTCGGCGGACGCAAGGTCACCCCAAAATCGCGCAGCGCGATCTGTATCCCGTTGGGCGCGGGGCTGTCGGGCAGCTCGATCATTCGGCGATGTACCAAACGCCATGGCGCGCCAGCCACGTGGTCCCGACTTCCGACGCGCGCTGGGCAGCGGCGTTGCTAACCAGGTCGATGGCCGCGCAGGCGAGGTAAAGCAGCACGAAGGCGGGCTTGAACCACCACCGCAGCCGGACCGACAGGGTGACGGAAATGTGGTCGATCTTGGCCATCACCCCAAACTCCTCGATTGACGCAGCGCCGAACGCGACATCGCCGTGCTCGCCCCGCCCTCCACCGCCGCCGCATCCCCGGCCTGGATCACGCCCCAGAATTCTGGGGTCAGCAGATTGCCGGAGAAGTTGTAGGTGTTGCCGCCGCGCCCGATCGCGTGGTTCGGGGTCACCCGGCTGCCGCGCGGCAGATCGACCAGCTCGGCCCCGCGCTCGCCCACCAGCGCCAGCCCGCCCGGGGCATAATTCGTGCCTTTGGCATAGCCCTTAACCGGCTTGTTCAGCTTGGTCGCGATGTCCTTGCCGAACACGCCGATGCTGCCCAGCTGCATGCCCAGCCCGATCACCGAACTCAGAATGTCGAGAAACCCGCCACCCTGGATCGCGCTGGTCATCCGCGACAGCGCATTCAGCGTCTCGTCGGCCATGTCCTTCATGCTCTTGGCGATCCGCACGCTGCTGTCGCGCGCGCGGTCGGCCATGTCCTTCAGCGCATCCTGCACCCGGTTGGTCTGCGGCTCGATATCCTTGGCGCCCACGTCGATCTGGTATGCGATCGGTGCCCCCGGCTGCAGCCCGCCCAGCTCGCCCAGCAGCGTGCTCAGCGCCTGGCTGCGCTGCCCCTCGGGCAGGTCTGCCTGCGTCAGCAGCGCGACATCTTCCTTGTACGCGCGCAGCCGCGCCACCTCCGGGAACACCCGGTCGAGCACGCGCTGGATATCGGCCAACGCCCGCTCCGATTCGCGCGCCGCCTCACGCATGGCCGAGGCAATGGCGCTGCCCGCGCGCGCGCTCGATCGCGTGGCGGTTTCGGCGATGTCGTTCAGCCCGACCGTGGCCACCTCGCGGGTGTTCTGCACGGCCTGGATCATGGTCCGCAAACCCGAGGTCAACCCACCGGTCGCATGTGCCGCTGTTTCAGTCCCCCGCGCCCACGGCAGCAGCCCATTGCGCGCCGCCCATGCATCCAGGCGGCCGAGCGCGGGCACCGCCGCATTGACCCGCTCGGTCAGCGTGGTCACCCAGATCACCGCCTCGCTGATCCCGCGCGCGGCCCGGATGCCGAAATCGCCCAGCGCCACCGCCGCCTTGGTCACGCGGTCGGCGTTGTCGATGAAATATTGCGACAGATCGAGCAGCTGGGGCAGCAGCTCCGCCGCCACCTTCGCGCCGATATTGCCGACGATGCCCTGCAGCCGGGCCAGGTTGTCGTTGAACTGCTCGGCCTTGCGCCCGGTCTCTTCGTCGATCACCACGCCGAAGCGGTCGGCTTCCTCGGTCAGCTGCGTCAGCGCATCCGACCCGGCGTTCAGCATCGGGATCATCGCCGCGCCCGACCGCCCGAACAGCTGCATTGCCGTTGCGGACTTTTCGACCCCGTCGGGCATGCGCTGGAACCGGTCGGCCACCTCCTTCAGGATGTCGGTGCTCGACTTCATCTTGCCGTCGGCATCCTTGACCGAGATGCCCAGCGCCTCGAACGCGATGCGCGCCGTGCCCGTGCCCCGGCTCGTGTCCAGCATGCCGCGGTTCAGCTTGGCCAGGTTGGCCTGCAATTGTTCGAAGGTCAGCCCCGACAGATCGGCCGCATATTTCAGCCGCGACAATTCCTCGGTCCCGATGCCGATCGACTGCGCCGCCTTGAACATGTCGTCGGCCAGGTTGATGCTGTCGGTGGCCAGCTTGATCATGCCCGCGCCCGCGGCGGTCAGCCCGGCCAGCAACCCGATCGACAGCTTGGTGCCCAGCGCCCCGACGCGCGACCCCAGGTTGTCGAGCCGGCGCGACATCTGCGCCGCGCGCTTTTCGCCGATCGTCGCGCCCTGCTCGAACGCGGCCGTGTCCATCCCGAGCACGACCGACAGCCGCGCGATCACATCACCCAGTGCCATCGCCCGTCTCCTGTTTCTGCCAAATCCGCCGGAACAGCGCGAGCACCTTGGCTCCGCCTTCGTCGGCCCGTTCTTCGTCCGTCCGCCGGTCGCAATATTCGCCCAGCGATTTCATCCGCTTGGTTCGCGCGAACACCTCGGCGTGCCACCCGATCGCCAGCGCCTGCTCGGCCGCGGCGCGCATCCGCGCCGCCACGATCAGCGCGAAGCTGCGCGGCGTCGCGCGCCAGAATGCGTCAGGGTCTAGCCCCGCTTCGCACCATTGCGCCCAGAGCTGCTCGACTTCCGGATCGGGCGTGGCGCGTTTCCCGCGGTCTCGCCCTCCGGCTTGGCATCGGGGAACGCCAGCTCGATCGCCTGCGCCAGCGCATCGCCCACCGCTTCCTCGCCATCCATCAGCAGCGCGGTCGCATCGCGCAGGCTGGCCTCGGGCTGCCGCGCCAGCAGCGCGCCGTACAGCAGGCAGCGCGTGGCCGGCACCGTGTCGCGCACCGGGTCGCCGTCCTCGTCGAGCACGAGATGGCCCGCCTCGTCGAGCAGCGGGCGGATATCGGCCAGCAACTTGCGCAGTTTGGTCTTGCCGGTGTAGGCGATCGCCGCCTGCAGCAACGCCTCGTGATCGAGCACCAGCACGAACCGCCGCCCGTCCTTGAGTTGCAGGGGCACCTCGCCCCGGGCGCGGTTGATCATGGCGCGACGTACGCCTCGACCGCGTCGACCGTCACGATCCGCAGCGTGGCGGTCGCCTCGATCACCCCGTCGCCGGTCACCCGGCCACGGTTGTAGCCGATCACCCGCGCGGTGCCCTCGACCTGCGTGGTCAGCACGCCATTCTCGGGGATCACCGCCTTGAACGCGCGCGTCGCATCGGCCGCCAGTGCGGCGGCCAGCGCAACGTCGGTGTCCGACATCAGCCGCGAATTGAGCACGATCTCGATATCCTGGTCTTCGTAGAACGTGCTGAGATATTCGCGGCGCCAGTCGGGCGATTCCAGATGCGTGCTTTCCACCTGCTCGCGCGGCGCCGGCCCGGGAATGTCGAATTCCTTGACCTGCGTCAGCTTGATCAGGCTCGTGCCGTTGTTCAGCCAGAACTGGCCCTTGTACCCGACCGTGGCCTTTTGCGTCTCTGCCATTACGTCCTCCTCAGATTTTCGTGTGTTCGAACAACAGGTCGACGGCCGCGCGGTGGACATAGCCACCGCCGTCGACATTCTCGCCCAGGTCGCGCGGGCCCTGCGCCGCCGCCCCGTTGAAACGGATCCCACCCACGTCGGCAGGCTCGGCGGTCGCGGCGATTACCGCGTCTGCCAGCCCGCGCGCGGCGGCGTAGGT